TGTCCGTACAACATTGGCCCCGGTAAGTGTTTCCCGTCGACGTTTTACAGACGGATTAATGCTGGTGACCGCAGGGGAGCATGCGAGGCGATTCGCTGGTGGATTAAGGACGGTGGCAGAGACTGCCGTATTCGCTCAAACAACTGCTACGGTCAGGTCTCACGGCGTGACCAGGAGAGCGCGCTGGCGTGCTGGGGAATTGACAGATAAGCAGAATATTTTGCTGAAAAATGCGGTTTGCTCACACGGGCGGATAACACGAAATCCTGCGAACTGGCAAAAACTAAGTGAATAAAAGTAAAACCCCGTTTGTTGGCCGCAAGTGGGGTTTTGTGTTTCCTGACTCCGGAAAAGTCAAAGGAGAAAGTGTGTTTGATTTTAGCAAACTGATTCGGGAGATTCGAATGATGGCTGAAAAATTATCCACCTGGAAGTTCATCCTTATCTGGCTGGTGTTTGTGATTATGGCTTCCGGTTATTTCATTGGTCAGATACGCTGGTGGTGAAATGAACCGCGTACTGTGCGTGGTCATCATTGCCCTGCTGGTGGCCTGTGGTGCGCTTAGTCTGGGGCTGAATCATTACCGTGATAACGCCATAACCTACAAAGAGCAGCGCGATAAAAAAGTCAGTGAGCTGGAGCTGGCAAATGCAACCATTACTGATATGCAGCAGCGCCAGCGTGATGTTGCTGCACTTGATGCCAGATACTCGAGGGAATTAGCCGATGCGAGAGCTGAAAATGAAACTCTGCGCGCTGATGTTGCCGCTGGTCGTAAGCGCCTGCGGATCAACGCCAACTGTCCAGGCTCCTTGCGTAAAGCCCCCATCACCTCCGGCGTGGATAATGCAACCGGTCCCCGACTGGCAGAAGCCGCTGAACGGGATTATTTCATCCTCAGAGAACGGCTGATGGCAATGCAGAAGCAACTGGAAGGAGCACAGGAATATATCCGTACCCAGTGTATACCGTGATGTTTTGTTACGAAGGTGTTACTGGTAACGTTAAGGTAATTTAACAAAGAGTCAGTTCCGGACTTTATAGTGTGCTCAGTTCATGGCCAAAAACGATTTCTGTGATAAATATTTTGAATATTATTTACAGGTAAATGGAGTGGGGCGCATGGATAGAAATATTACAATAGAGTATGAAGTATATGCCCGTATTGTATGGGCAGAGAAGGCAAAAACATGGTAATTCCGTGTGTTGCCATGATACCTGATTGGCAGAATTGTTGTTTGGTTTTGAGTATATAGTCAGCGTCTTTTGTTCGGTAATTGCTCTTTCAATTAAAATGCCAGATATGATTTGCTTTTCTTTGTTGTTTAGTTTTTTTTGTATATTATTTTTATTGTTTTTATATAATTAGTTTTTTATTGTTGTCTTATTAAGGACGGTTAATTCAGGATGGCAGTCTGTAGATAAACGGAGGTTACTTATGCTACATGATCACCTGGCAGAATGTCTGGAGAAAAAAGGACTGTACCGGAGAGCAGCTGAACGATGGGCAAAAGTGATGGTACAGCTAAGTGATGACCAGAAAAGAAAAGTGGCGGCACAGAAACGAGCAGAGTGTTTGCGTAAGGCGCGCCGGACTCCGGTTTCACCGGTGAACCTGACCGAAATAAAACAAGCGGTCAACCGACTACATTCTGAGTTGGGAATGGGATTTGAAGAGCGGCGGGTATTCCGACGATATAAAGGGACAGGAGAACAGAATACGTCCGGAAACGCGCGGTCAAAAAAATGCTAAAAAATATCTGAGAGAGTTATTGCCTGTTACCATAAGAAAAAGCGACTTTAGTGGTCGCTTTTTGTGTCATATATAAGTCGTTTAAGTAAACCTGTCTGAACAGGTGCTCTGGTCGTGTTTGTCTTTGTTGGGTACAAATTGAGAATATTTTTCATTAATTAATCTTCTTCTGCAGGCTTCAATAACCCACGCTGAAAAATTTCCTGAACCTTTCAGATCAAGAGCGATGTTAATTTGTTCAATCATCTGGTTTGGAAATCGGATGTTGCGGGTTGTTGTTCTGCGGGTTCTGTTCTTTGATGACATAATGTTGCCCCATATTCAGTGTTGCTGATTTGTATTATCTGAAGTTGCTTTTACGTTAATTTGATGCAGATCAATTAATACGATACCTGCGTCATAATTGATTATTTGACGTGGTTTGATGGCGTAGATGCACGTTGTGACATGTAGATGATAATTATTATCATTTTACGGGTCCTTTCCGGCGATCCGACAGGTTACGGGGCGGCGACCTCGCGGGTTTTCGCTATTTATGAGATTTTTTTGAGGGGGAGTTGTTGTTTAATTGTTTGGCATATCTAATTGATAAGTAAGGTGAAAATAAAATAAATACAACAACCTTACGATGTGTTTTGATGTCGTCAATGCGAAAAATGTCAATGATATCAAATGGTTTTGTAAAAACACATGGTTGTTGTATCGCTTTTTATCGATGGCTTATGGAGAGGAGATGGCCTTTTTATTGAATAAAAGTGATATGGCCTCCTCCATCGGTATATCTGTTCAGGCATTTGATAAATGGGGCGTTCCTCCTGTTGAGCGTCGGGGGAGGGAAGTTTTTTATGACGTTAAAACTGTACTGGAGATAGATCGCGAGCGGCGACAACACAATCAGAGAATACCTGATGACGAGGGCGATCTGGAGGAAAGGCTGCTTCGGGCCAGAGCTGAACTGACAGAAGAACAGGCCGTAGCTCAAAAACTTAAAAATCAGGTAACCGAAGGTAAGCTTATTGACGCCGGATTCTGTATTTTTGCCCTCAGTAAGCTGGCAATGGCGTTATCCAGTACGCTTGATTCCATCCCTTTATCCATGCAGCGACAGTTTCCTGATTTAACACCGCGCCATCTTGACCATCTGAAAACCCTTATTGCTAAGGGGGCAAATCAGTGTGCGCGGGCAGGGGATAAATTACCGGATTTACTTGATGAATATATCAGAGCAACAACTGAATAATATGATGAGCGCTGTCACAACTGCATTACAGCCCCTGATAAGGGCATTGCCGGTGACGCCAGTTGAATGGGCTGATCAAAATTATTATCTGCCTAAAGAATCTTCATATGGTGAGGGCGAATGGAAAACGCTGCCATTCCAGATCGCCATCATGAACAGCATGGGGAATGATCAGATCCGCACTGTTAATCTGATTAAATCTGCCCGTGTTGGCTATACAAAGATGTTGCTGGGGGTGGTCGGGTATTTTATTGAGCATAAATCCCGAAACAGTCTGCTTTTTCAGCCCACGGATTCTGCCGCTGAAGATTTTATGAAGTCTCACGTGGAGGCGACGATTCGGAACGTGCCATGCCTGAAAGACCTTTCCCCATGGCTGGGTCGTAAACATCGTGACAATACTCTCACGCTGAAACGCTTTTCATCGGGCGTCGGTTTCTGGTGCCTGGGCGGCGCTGCCGCCAAAAACTACCGTGAAAAATCCGTGGACGTGGTCTGCTATGACGAACTTTCCTCGTTCGAGCCGGATGTCGAAAAAGAGGGCTCGCCAACCCTGCTGGGGGATAAGCGTATTGAGGGGTCGGTGTGGCCAAAATCCATTCGCGGCTCGACGCCTAAAATCAAAGGCACCTGCCAGATCGAAAAAGCCGCTAACGAGTCGGCGCATTTTATGCGTTTTTATGTGCCCTGCCCGCACTGTGGGGAGGAGCAGTATCTGAAATTTGGCGATGAGTCCACGCCTTTTGGGCTTAAATGGGAGAAGGACAGCCCTGAAAGTGTTTTCTACCTCTGTGAACATCATGGCTGCGTGATCCATCAGTCTGAACTGGACCAGAGCAACGGGCGGTGGATCTGTGAAAACACAGGCATGTGGACCCGTGACGGTCTGACGTTTTTCAGCGCCCGGGGTGATGAAATTCCGCCGCCGCGCTCCATCACGTTCCATATCTGGACGGCGTACAGTCCGTTCACCACCTGGGTACAGATTGTCTATGACTGGCTGGATGCACTGAAAGATCCCAACGGCCTGAAAACCTTTGTGAACACCACGCTGGGCGAGACCTGGGAAGAGGCCGTGGGCGAAAAACTCGATCACCAGGTACTGATGGATAAGGTGGTGCGTTACACGGCGGCGGTGCCTGCCCGGGTGGTTTATCTGACGGCGGGCATTGACTCGCAGCGAAACCGTTTTGAGATGTATGTCTGGGGATGGGCTCCGGGAGAGGAAGCCTTCCTGGTGGATAAAATCATCATTATGGGGCGTCCTGATGAGGAAGAGACGCTGTTACGTGTGGATGCGGCGATCAACAAAAAATACCGCCATGCGGATGGCACCGAAATGACTATTTCCCGTGTCTGCTGGGACACCGGGGGGATCGATGGTGAAATTGTTTATCAGAGATCAAAAAAACACGGTGTTTTCCGGGTGCTGCCGGTAAAAGGCGCATCTGTCTATGGCAAGCCGGTGATCACCATGCCAAAAACCCGCAATCAGCGGGGCGTGTATCTGTGTGAAGTGGGAACGGACACCGCAAAAGAAATTCTCTATGCCCGTATGAAAGCCGATCCCACGCCTGCGGATGAAGCCACGTCGTATGCCATCCGTTTTCCTGATGATCCGGAGATTTTTTCGCAGACAGAGGCGCAGCAACTGGTCGCGGAAGAGCTTGTGGAGAAGTGGGAAAAAGGAAAGATGCGTCTGCTGTGGGATAACAAAAAGCGGCGTAACGAAGCGCTGGACTGCCTGGTGTATGCCTACGCGGCATTACGTGTGTCCGTGCAACGCTGGCAGCTTGATCTGGCTGTACTGGCAAAATCCCGGGAAGAAGAGACGACCCGGCCAACCCTTAAAGAACTGGCAGCGAAGCTGTCCGGAGGAGTGAATGGTTACAGTCGCTGAACTGCAGGCGCTGCGTCAGGCGCGCCTTGATTTATTAACCGGTAAACGGGTGGTGTCTGTCCAGAAAGATGGTCGCAGAATTGAATATACGGCGGCTTCTCTGGATGAGCTTAACCGGGCGATCAATGATGCGGAGTCGGTACTGGGGACAACCCGGCGTCGCCGTCGTCCGCTGGGAGTGAGGTTATGAAACGAACGCCTGTCCTGATTGATGTGAACGGCGTTCCGCTTCGTGAGAGTCTCAGCTACAACGGGGGCGGTGCAGGATTTGGCGGGCAAATGGCGGAGTGGTTGCCACCGGCGCAGAGTGCCGATGCGGCCCTGCTACCCGCGTTGCGTCTGGGGAATGCCCGGGCAGATGATCTGGTGCGCAATAACGGAATAGCGGCTAATGCGGTGGCTCTGCATAAGGATCACATTGTCGGGCATATGTTTCTGATCAGCTACCGTCCGAACTGGCGCTGGCTGGGGATGCGGGAGACCGCAGCAAAAAGCTTTGTCGATGAGGTGGAGGCGGCCTGGTCGGAATACGCCGAAGGGATGTCTGGCGAGATCGACGTGGAAGGAAAACGCACGTTCACGGAATTTATCCGTGAAGGTGTGGGCGTTCATGCGTTTAACGGCGAAATCTTTGTGCAGCCGGTCTGGGATACGGAAACCACGCAGTTATTCCGTACGCGTTTTAAAGCCGTGAGTCCGAAACGGGTGGACACGCCTGGACACGGTATGGGGAACCGTTTTCTGCGGGCCGGTGTGGAGGTCGATCGATATGGCCGTGCCGTCGCGTACCATATTTGTGAGGATGATTTTCCGTTCTCTGGTAGTGGACGATGGGAACGGATCCCGCGTGAACTTCCCACCGGGCGTCCGGCTATGCTGCATATTTTCGAGCCGGTGGAGGACGGGCAGACCCGTGGGGCTAATCAGTTTTACAGCGTCATGGAACGGCTGAAGATGCTCGATTCCCTGCAGGCAACACAGCTTCAGTCGGCCATAGTGAAGGCGATGTATGCAGCGACGATTGAAAGTGAACTTGATACCGAAAAGGCCTTTGAATATATCGCCGGCGCGCCACAGGAGCAGAAGGATAATCCGCTTATTAATATTCTGGAGAAGTTCTCCAGCTGGTATGACACGAATCACGTGACGCTGGGCGGTGTCAAAATTCCGCACCTTTTCCCTGGTGATGATCTGAAACTGCAGACAGCGCAGGATTCAGACAATGGATTTTCGGCGCTTGAACAGGCGCTGCTGCGGTATATCGCCGCCGGTCTTGGCGTTTCCTACGAACAGTTGTCCCGTGATTACTCGAAGGTCAGTTACTCAAGTGCCCGCGCCTCCGCCAATGAGTCGTGGCGCTATTTTATGGGGCGGCGAAAATTTATTGCGGCCCGACTGGCCACGCAGATGTTTTCCTGCTGGCTGGAAGAGGCACTTCTTCGGGGGATTATTCGTCCGCCACGGGCACGTTTTGATTTTTATCAGGCGCGATCAGCCTGGTCACGGGCAGAGTGGATTGGTGCCGGAAGAATGGCCATTGACGGGCTCAAGGAAGTCCAGGAATCAGTGATGCGCATTGAGGCCGGACTGAGCACGTATGAGAAAGAGCTGGCGCTGATGGGCGAGGATTATCAGGACATTTTCCGCCAGCAGGTCAGGGAATCTGCAGAGCGGGAAAAAGCCGGACTCTCACGCCCGGTGTGGATAGCGCAGGCGTATCAGCAGCAGATAGCGGAGAGTCGCAGGCCGGAAGAGGAGACAACACCACGTGAGACGTAATCTTTCACACATTATTGCCGCAGCATTCAATGAACCGCTGCTTCTGGAGCCCGCCTATGCGCGGGTTTTCTTTTGCGCGCTCGGGCGCGAGATGGGGGCAGCAAGTCTTTCGGTACCACAACAACAGGTACAGCTTGATGCTCCCGGAATGCTGGCTGAAACGGACGAGTACATGGCCGGAGGTAAACGACCGGCCCGTGTTTACCGGGTGGTGAACGGTATTGCTGTACTGCCGGTGACCGGCACGCTGGTGCACCGGCTGGGCGGTATGCGGCCATTTTCCGGAATGACAGGCTATGACGGCATTGTCGCCTGTCTTCAGCAGGCAATGGCAGATAGCCAGGTGCGGGGCGTACTGCTGGACATTGACAGTCCGGGCGGGCAGGCCGCCGGCGCGTTTGACTGCGCTGACATGATTTACCGCCTCCGTCAGCAGAAGCCGGTCTGGGCACTGTGCAATGACACGGCCTGTTCTGCAGCCATGCTGCTGGCGTCGGCCTGCTCCCGACGGCTGGTTACCCAGACATCCCGTATCGGCTCCATTGGCGTGATGATGAGCCATGTCAGCTATGCCGGTCATCTGGCGCAGGCCGGGGTGGATATCACGCTGATTTATGCCGGGGCGCACAAGGTGGATGGCAATCAGTTTGAAGCCTTACCGGCAGAGGTGCGTCAGGACATGCAGCAGCGGGTTGATGCGGCGCACCGGATGTTTGCCGAAAAAGTGGCGATGTATACGGGGCTGTCTGTGGAAGCTGTCACGGGGACAGAGGCTGCCGTTTTTGAAGGTCAGTCCGCTATTAAGGCCGGACTGGCGGATGAATTAATCAATGCGTCGGATGCCATCAGCGTGATGGCTGCGGCGCTGAACACTCATGATACAGGAGGCACTATGCCGCAATTAACTGCAACGGAAGCTGCCGCGCAGGAGAACCAGCGAGTGATGGGGATCCTGACGTGTCAGGAAGCGAAAGGACGTGAACAGCTTGCCACGATGCTGGCAGGACAACAGGGCATGAGCATTGAACAGGCCCGGGCTATTCTGGCCGCGGCGGCACCGCAGCAGCCGGTGGCATCCGCGCAGAGTGAAGCCGATCGCATTATGGCGTGTGAAGAAGCGAAAGGTCGTGAACAACTGGCGGCAACGCTGGCGGCGATGCCGGAGATGACGGTGGAAAAAGCCCGCCCGATCCTGGCTGCCTCACCGCAGGCGAATGCCGGGCCCTCACTTCGTGATCAGATCATGGCCCTGGATGAGGCAAAAGGGGCAGAAGCGCAGGCTGAAAAACTGGCGGCCTGCCCGGGAATGACCGTGGAGAACGCCCGGGCTGTGCTGGCTGCGGGATCAGGTAAGGCCGAACCGGTCTCTGCATCCACAACCGCCCTGTTTGAACATTTCATGGCGAATCATTCACCGGCAGCGGTGCGGGGTGGCGTGTCACAGACGTCAGCAGACGGTGATGCGGACGTGAAAATGCTCATGGCCATGCCATGAAGTCAGTGCTGACCATCAATATGAGGTTTTAACAAAAATGGTGACGAAAACCATCACTGAACAGCGTGCGGAAGTACGTATTTTTGCTGGTAATGATCCGGCTCATACCGCCACAGGCAGCAGCGGGATTTCTTCTGCAACACCGGCTCTGACGCCCCTGATGCTGGATGAAGCCACCGGGAAACTGGTGGTCTGGGATGGACAGAAAGCCGGTAGTGCGGTTGGCATACTGGTACTGCCGCTTGAAGGCACAGAGACGGTGCTGACCTATTACAAGTCGGGGACCTTTGCGACGGAGGCAATCCGCTGGCCTGACAGTGTGGATGAACACAAAAAGGCAAATGCCTTTGCCGGCACAGCCCTGAGTCACGCGGCTCTGCCGTAACACGTTATCAGGCCACCATGGTGGCCTGACTGATTTCTGAATGAAAGGAACTGATTTATGGGATTGTTTACGACCCGCCAGTTACTCGGTTATACCGAACAAAAAGTGAAATTTCGTGCGCTGTTTCTGGAGCTGTTTTTCCGCCGTACGGTGAATTTCCACACCGAAGAGGTGATGCTGGACAAAATTACCGGAAAAACGCCGGTGGCGGCCTATGTCTCCCCGATCGTTGAAGGAAAAGTGCTGCGCCATCGTGGTGGTGAAACCCGCGTGTTGCGTCCGGGCTACGTCAAGCCGAAACACGAATTTAATTACCAGCAGGCGGTTGAGCGCCTTCCTGGTGAAGATCCGGCTCAGCTGAACGACCCGGCCTACCGTCGTCTGCGTATCATTACCGATAACCTCAAACAGGAAGAGCACGCCATTGTCCAGGTGGAAGAAATGCAGGCGGTGAATGCCGTGCTGTATGGCAAATACACCATGGAAGGGGATCAGTTTGATACTGTCGAGGTGGATTTCGGGCGCTCTGAAGGAAATAACATTGAGCAGGCTGACGGTAAAAAATGGTCTGAGCAGGACCGTGATACGTTTGATCCGACGCATGATATTGACCTCTACTGCGATCAGGCCAGCGGCCTTGTGAATATCGCCATTATGGACGGTACGGTCTGGCGTCTGCTGAATGGCTTTAAGCTGTTCCGCGAAAAACTGGATACCCGTCGCGGCTCAAATTCACAACTCGAAACGGCAGTGAAAGATCTGGGCGCAGTGGTGTCCTTCAAGGGGTATTACGGCGATCTGGCCATTGTGGTGGCGAAAACGTCTTATGTGGCAGAGGACGGTACCGAAAAACGTTATCTGCCGGAGGGCATGCTGGTGCTGGGGAATACGGCGGCAGAGGGGATTCGTTGCTATGGTGCCATTAAGGATGCACAGGCGTTGTCTGAAGGAGTGGTGGCTTCTTCCCGTTACCCGAAACACTGGCTGACCGTGGGCGATCCGTCCTGTGAATTCACCATGACGCAGTCCGCTCCGCTGATGGTGCTGCCGGATCCGGATGAGTTTGTGGTGGTACAGGTGAAATAATCCGTGAGCGGGGGCGAAATGCCCCCGTGTCTTTTTTCACAGGAGGCTGAGATGGCAACAAAAGAAGAAAATCTGAATCGTCTTCGTCAACTGGCTGGCCTGCTGGGGCGCGAGGCGGATATGTCGGGGAGTGCTGCGGATATTGCTCAACGTGTGTCTGAGTGGGAAGAGGAGCTTGCTGTTTCCCCGGAGGGCATTATGCACTCTGATGAGAGCGGGGCTGATCAAAATCACACAGACGATGGTGAGCAGTTGAACAACACGGATGCTCCGGATGATGTTAAAGCCGTCCGGGTACGGAAGTGCCTGCAAGTAATGGGGTATTGCCCGGAGACAGGTCGTCCCGTTGAGCTGGCGTTACGGGGTATGCGTGTTCTGGTGCCATCATCACTGGCAACGGCCATGATACAGCACGGAACGGCTGAATATGCGTGATTTTCAGAATGCCTTTGATGCTGCCCTCGCCGGGGTAGACAGTACGATCGTTGAAGTGATGGGGCTCTGTGCGCAGTTCACCTCGGGGGCACAGTGTGGCAGCGAAGTTCAGGGGGTTTTTGACGATCCGGAGTCGCTGGGGTTTGCCGGTGGCGGGGTCCGTATTGAAGGAAGCAGCCCGTCATTATTTGTGCGGACGGATACGGTTCGTGCCGTGCGGCGTGGTGACACGCTGACCATTAATGGTGAGATATTCTGGGTGGATCGTGTTTCTCCGGATGACGGGGGCAGCTGTTATCTCTGGCTCAACCGTGGTCAACCACCCGCAGTTAACCGGCGACGATAAACGCAGGGTGAAATTATGGCGATAAAAGGGCTTGATCAGGCGATTGACAATCTGAGCCGGGTTCGTAAAAACGCCATTCCGGCGGCTTCAGCAATGGCCATTAACCGCGTGGCCACAACGGCGATTAATCAGTCTTCATCACAGGTTGCCCGGGAGACAAAGGTTCGCCGGAAACTGGTTAAGGAACGGTCCAGACTGAAACGGGCGACGGTCAGAAATCCGAATGCCAGAATTATCGTTAACCGCGGTGATCTCCCTGTGATTAAGCTGGGGATCAGGATGCTGGGGCGTCGCCCGAACAGCATACTTAAAGCCGGTCAGCATCGGTATCAGCGGGCATTTATTCAGCGATTAAAAAATGGTCGCTGGCATGTCATGCAGCGTGTGGCCGGGAAAAACCGTTACCCCATTGATGTGGTGAAAATCCCGATGGCGGCCCCACTGAAACAGGCATTTGATGAGAATGTTGACCGTATCCGGCGTGAACGCCTGCCTAAAGAACTGGCATACGCGCTGAAACAACAACTGAGGATTGCAATAAAACGATGAAACACACTGACATTCGTGCCGCAGTGCTGGATGCACTCGAGCAGCATGAACACGGGGCGACGCTGTTTGATGGTCGCCCCGTTGTTTTTGACGAAGAGGATTTTCCTGCGATCGCGGTTTATCTGACGGATGCAGAGTATACCGGTGAAGAGCTGGATGCAGATACCTGGCGGGCCACGCTGCATATTGAGGTGTTTTTACCGGCACAGGTACCGGATTCAGAGCTTGATCAGTGGATGGAAAGCCGGATTTACCCGGCGATGACCGCGATCCCGGCACTGGCAGGACTGATTACCACGATGGTTACGCAGGGCTATGAGTATCGTCGTGATGACGATATGGCGTTATGGAGTTCTGCAGATCTGACTTATTCCATTACATACGAGATGTGAGGACGATATGGCAACACCAAATCCCCTTGAGCCGGTAAAAGGTGCCGGTACCACTCTGTGGGTTTACAACGGCAAGGGTGATGCTTATGCAAACCCGTTGTCAGACGATGACTGGCAGCGACTGGCTAAGGTGAAGGATCTGACGCCGGGCGAGATGACGGCAGAACCCTACGATGATAACTACCTGGATGATGAAGACGCGGACTGGACCGCGACCGGGCAGGGGCAGAAGTCTGCAGGAGATACCAGTTTTACGCTGGCCTGGAAACCGGGAGAAGAAGGTCAGAAAGGGCTTATAGGCTGGTTTGAAAGCGGGGATGTGCGGGCCTATAAAATCCGTTTCCC